TTACTTTCATTTTGACTACCACCCTTCGGTGTTTCGTCCTGCTCAACTCTTTCTACATATCCGGCTTGTAAAAGGTCTTGGAGTGTAGCTTTATCACTACACTCCTTAACCTCCCCCTTATACATAGAAAAAGTACCAGCAAAACTTACTTTTGCTCTTACTAACATTTAATCACCTTACGCTTTCATGACCAACTTGGCAATCTTCTGGGCGTTCTCAACCTTTGAATCCATTTCGATCCAACCGACTACACCAACAGCATGCTGGGTAGCGAATTTCTCACGAAGCACTTCGATACTCATGTCCTCAGACAGTTTTACAGCCAGACCGGATATATCGCCATAATAGATTGCAGTCTTTCCTGCAGCCATTTCAGGCATATTATCAGAGGTGTAAACATCCTTACCGAACAATGTATAACCCCATCTGGCAGTGGCATCCTTGTTCAGGATGTAATTACCGTCATTGTCCTTGAGTTTTCTGATTGCAGTCCTGGTTTTCTTATTCATGATCCAGATCGCATTAGCTTGGTAAATGTCCGGTATGGTTTCCTGCAAGTCAATGAGCTCATCAGCTGTAATCGCGGTAGAGCTGGCCGCTGTTATTGACTGAGTTACTGTGCTGAGTCCGGCAATCTTATTAGCTGTTCCATTGAGAAGCTCTTTCTCTATCCATCTGGATATAGCTTCTGCCATAGCATCAATGACAAAATTTACGATGTCAAACTGTGAATTGTTGATTAAAGACTTTGAAATCTTTGTGAGAGCTCCAGCGAGGAAACCTTTAAGCTCAATGCTTGCGAACTTGCCTGAAGTGGATTCAAGGTCGGTAAACTCCGTTGCATAGGCCATTTCTATCTTTTGTGTAGATTCATCATAATAAGGAATAGTTAATGTTCCTCCAACATTGTATCGGGTTGCCAATTGATAGATAGGGCAGATATCATAGACTTTTTTAATAATTTTGTTGGCTATAGATGAAGGTATGACTGCTCCATTATCGCCAACTGTCAGATTTACATCTGCTCTTTCTTCTACCCTGCCCCTGATATAATTTTCAAACGCTTTTTCTTCTGTAACTGCTCTTTCTTCAATTTCTGTTGAAACAGAGTCTCTGTTTTCCAGTTTTCTTGCCCTTTCCTCTCTTTCGATTGTAGCATCGATGGCCTTTATTTGCTTTTCCAGTTCATCAAACTTAGCATTTTCCTCTTCCGTTAAAGCCCTCTCTTCAGTTTTTGCAGTATTTATAAGTGCTTCCATTTGTGCCTGTAATTCTGCTCTTTGTTCTAACAATTTCTTTAACATAACCTTCATCCTTTCTATTGTGATTTTTTAGTATAAAAATAAGCCGGTTATTTACCGACTTTTAAACTGCTTATTCGTTTTTCAAATTCAGAATAGTCAATGCTTTTTTGTGGTGTCTCGATAACTACTTTCACTGCCTGCTCAGATGCCCTTTCCTCAATTTCGACATTTCCGTTGGCCCTCAGTTCAACACTTGTAGCTGAATACACAGGTTGTTTATTTACTACAAGGGTTAAATGGTCAAGGTCAAGTGATTTGACATGACGAATAGGAAGGTCTCCGGCTCTGTCCTCGATTTCATCCACCACGTTGTACATACCAAATGACCAGCCTTTAATTTTCCCTTGCTTGGCAAGGTTAATAAGGTTTTCGTCTTTTATTAGGACATCTGCGTGTAAGCCGATTGCATCCTCATAAAGATTCAGTGTGCCGTCTTCAGTGCTTGCATAAACATGGGTATTGTCATGATCCACTGTGACGTTTATATTCCCGGCACGTTCCAAAGCTTTTTCAAAAGCCCTTTCTTCGATTATTTCAATCACTTTCCCCCTGGGCGTAATTACTGGCCTGGACTTTTTGCCGGTCACATTAACATATCCACTAATATGTGCGCCATCAGCTCTGATTTCTATCTTCATTGTTCCCACCACCTTTCTTGTCGATGTTTCTTGTTTCACCTGTATTCGGAGTATAAATTTCCCTTGTTTTTGGATTGAAAAATATATCTCCGAGATTCATTTTTATCATATTAAAGCCTAATGGCTCTAAATCTTCCATGTATCTTACTTCATCAGGTTGCAAGAAATTTGCCTCAATCCCTATCTTATAGGCCTCATACCGAGTTTTTATGTCTCCTTTAGTCACTTCTTTGGTGTCAAATGCCCAATAATAAGAATTCTTTTCTCTTTCAAGAAGGAAGTCTCTGTTTAAGGCGCATTCAATCGCTCTAAGAACCGGCAGCACAGCTAATTTAAAGCCATATATATAATCTTTTTCATTTGCCGTCCCCTTAATTATGCTTTCTGGTACATTAAAGAGTTTGCAAATTTCTGCTGAATTGGTTTCTTTATTTTCATTTAACTGCATTTCCACAGAGGAATTGGATGCTTCCTGAAAGTCAAGGCCATCATTTAGTACAACAACATTTTCTTCATTGTTACTATAAAGCTTCTTATATGCCTCTTTTAAGGCTGTCATAGCATCCTCTGACAGTTTTTTGGGGGATTTAATGAATCCCTTTTTGTTTCCTCCCTTTGCAACTAGATTATTTTCAAAAATCAGTGTGTTATAAGATACGCTTAGAATTTTTGACACTTCGGAGATTAAGCTTGTTCCACTGCAACCGTCTCTGGTATTTCTAAGTATTTTAATAAACTCGAACGGCCAATAAGGTTTCCCATTTACTACGATGTTGTAATCTTTAAAGATTGGATCAATGTTTTTTTGGATAGCAATATCCTCTTCTTTGACATAGTGTAAACTGATAAATTTATTGCCCTTTTTGTTTATGTAAGCATATCCGCCCTTTCCAAGAAAATAGTCAATAATTATTGCTTTCCAAAATTGTGCTGCATCAAGTGTATCTTTAGGATCATCATTTAAAAGCGATATTCTCTCGTCATCCTTTACCTCCATTACCTTGCCATTTTCTTCTTTATAAAGTTTTATTGGCAGCATTGAAACTGTATTAGCTATATAATTAATGCAACCATTTAAACTTGGAATATTAAGGGCTGCTTCTTTTGTAATACAAGTCTTTCCGAGTAGCGCTTGCAGAAGTACCTCATCAGCACTGTCACTTTTCCCTGTTGAGTCAAATGCTCGTACTTCCTTCTTTCTTCTAAACAATCCCATATTCTCACCTTCTTAATAATTAGCCAGTCTGCACAACAAAGTCAGAGCCAAATAATAAATCCTGCTGTAATAAATAAATGGCGTTTATTAACGCCACTACCATGTCGACTTTGCCCGCGGATTTCTTTTTATTTACATATTTATTGAGATTTGTGTCCTCGGTGCAACGAGCGTTTTGAAAGTTGATCTCAAGCATAAGGTTTTCGTCATAACAGAACTGTTTGCTCAGAATGCATTCTTTTAAGAGCTTTGTGGGCATGTGAAGTACGCTTGAATGCTGTTTTATTTCAACACATTCATACCCCGCAGCTTCTAATTTTTGCACTGTGCTTATAGCATTGTAACGGTCATAACCAATCTGAACTATCTCTACACCATACCTTTTTTCTAAGCTTTTCTTTAGTATTTCTTCTCCCCTTTTTTGGTCCCCGATTATAAATGCTTCTATGAAACTGTAATCAATGACCTCATCTCCGCATTCAAAGCAAACTTCTTGTTTAATTAATTTATTGTAATCAACGGACTCTTTTTTGCTTTTGAGAAGCTTTTTATCTTTGGGTATGAATCCCCAAACTTTTGCATAGATTTTGCCATTTTCATAGCAAGCCATGGCTACTGCAGTGTTATCATCCGACTGTGATAAGTCAAGGCCAAGCCAAACCCTTTTCCCTTGCCAGAAAGATAAGTCTTCCTTAACTCGGCATTCTCTCACTTTATCAATCGGTACATATCCTTCAACGCCAAGGCTCTTATATTTGATGTTATTATGTTTGCAAAGGTAATTCTCTCGCTTATTTTCATAGAGAATTGCCATTGTGCGCATTTCTTTTATGGCGTTAAAGATATATTCATGCGTCACTGCTACCGGATTGGATTGATATATTACCAGGTCATTAGTCATCCATTGGTCGTTAACCAATAAATCATCATCCGGCTCATAGAGCAGAGAAAACCTCCGCTTATTCTCCAGTAACCCATCCAAAACCTTTTTTGATATGTCGATTTCATCAATCATCGCATTGTTGTCATTTGGATATTGGGTACTAATGATTATTCCCAGTTTATTAAACAGGGTTATCTGCGAAGACCTCATGGCCTCAATCGGATAACTGTCCATTGCTCCTGCTTCATCCGCAAGAAAAGCATTTGCCAGCTTGCCATCCATTCTGTCCTCTGAGTAAGCAAGAGGTATGTATTCGCTGTCTGTTAACAAGCACCTAATCTCGCTTCGTAATATTTTAAATACTTCTTCATCTGCTAAGGCCGGACTTGCTTTAATGATTTTCCTTATAGCGAGTTTTAATTCACTGGATAATTTTAAATCAGGTGCCACTGAGAAAAATCTGCTGAACTGAGGTTCTGTTAACATTAGCAAAATAAAAATGACGCCCGAATTGAACGTCTTAAAATTTTTACGGCATATTTCCAATAAAGCAGTTTCGTAATATCGTATGTCTTTACCTTGATCGTTCTTAAGTTTTGTACACAGTGTTGCCACAATCAATAACCAAGCATAGTCCTCCAAACCTTCATCCATTGGGCAATGTAAATCCGGATGGACAATTACCTTGAGTATTTTAAGGATTTTTTCATATGCTTTTTCATCTACATA